TTATAACTTGACCGAGTTGTTCAGTAACGCACTAGCAACTGAAGATACAAACATGTACGCATCACAAAATAATACTGTAATGGAACCAACGATACAACAAGACGAAGAACTAGGCGATATACGTAGATTATCGGGGCTATAATTATGGAAAAAACACTATCTCAACTGATTGCAGAAATGGACAAAATTGAAGCACTTAATGAACAGTTCACTCAGGGCGACAAAGACACTATTACCAGCCTATACAAACAATATAAAGACAAAATTCAAACTGATCTTCAACCCCTAGCTGCAAGAGCATATGATGCTGCAATAAATGATAAACCATTAAGCAGTAGTGACCGCGGGCAAGTTAAACAAGTATACGATCAAGTAATGCCTCAACTTCCGCCTTATGTAAAAACAGCATACAGCGGTATGATTAATAGAGGTGTTGAGCAACTATTAAACCCAGCAGCATCACAAGATGCACCAGCAACACAGCCACAAGATGCAACGGCAGCACAGCCACAAGAACCAGCAGCACCAACACAAGAACCAGCACCGGCAGCACAAGTCGGAGGCGGAACTTTACGCAAAGGTGCAACAGGAGAGTCTGTAAAACAATTACAAAGAAAACTTGGAATTGAACAAGACGGACAGTACGGACCGGCCACAGCAGCCGCTGTTAAAAAGTTTCAGCAAGATAACGGACTTGATGCCGACGGCATTGTAGGTCCAAATACTCTTGCAGTACTAAACAGAACACCAAATGCAACGCCAGCACAAAATGCACCAGCAACAACAGCACCAGCACAAAATGGACAGGCAGCAGCACCAGCACAAAATGCACCAGCAACAGCACCAGCACAAGATGGACAGGCAGCAGCAGCAGTAGCTAGAACAGATGATCGTGGTCGCCAAAAAATAGGTACAGATGCCGGTGACGGATTAGTATGGATTGTTGGCAATACTAATGCTCTTGTAAGAGTTAGACCAAATGATCCAAGAGTAGCTGCTCAAAAAGCAACACTCAATAACGAATCACAAGAACTAGGCGATATACGTAGACTTTCAGGCATATAAAATAATTTAAAGAATTCGGCAGATTTCACTTGACATCTGCCTTATAATGTTGTACAATATATACTGTACTGTATGACAACAGGCAACTTGTAGCATTACGCTACAGCACATAGGCACTAACAGGAGGCATTAAACTATGGCATCATTAGCAGAAATCAGAGCGAAGCTCAAAGAGCAAGAAGCAAACTCAGGCGGCAATCGCAACAGCGGTGGCGACAACGCAATTTACCCATTTTGGAATATTAAAGAAGGCGAATCAGTAACGATGCGTTTCCTTCCAGACGGTAATGCAGATAACACATTCTTTTGGAAAGAACGTTTAGTTATCAAACTTCCTTTTGCAGGAGTTAAAGGTGAAACTGATTCACGTCCGGTACAAGTACAAGTACCGTGTATGGAAATGTATGGCGAAAGCTGTGCTATTCTAAACGAAGTACGTGGTTGGTTTAAAGACGCAAGTCTAGAAGACATGGGTCGTAAGTATTGGAAGAAACGTTCATACATTTTCCAAGGCTTTGTAAACGATAACCCGATCAGTGAAGACTCTCCAGAGAATCCAATTAGGCGTTTTATTATTGGTCCTCAGATCTTTCAAATCATTAAAGCAGCACTAATGGATCCAGACATGGAAGAATTACCAACAGATTATACTGCTGGTGTAGACTTCCGTCTAAACAAAACATCCAAAGGTGGTTATGCTGACTATGGTACCTCAACTTGGGCACGTAGAGAACGTCCGTTAAATGACGCAGAGATGCAAGCAGTTAACACACACGGTCTATATAACTTTGACGAGTTTCTTCCAAAGAAGCCAGACGAAGTTGCGCAGAGAGTGATGAAAGAAATGTTCGAAGCGTCAGTAGACGGTGAAGCATACGATGCAGATCGTTGGTCACAATACTTCCGTCCAAGTGGCATGCAAGCACGTACAGGTGATCCAACTAAAGCGGCAAGTTCGGGTGCAACAGCTATGAGTCAAAGTGCTCCAGTAGCTGCACCAGTAGCAGCACCAGTAGCAGCACCAGTAGCAGCACCGGCAGCGGCACCTTTTGAGGCAGATGTAGCAACAGCAGAAGCAGCTATTGCGGCACCAGCGGCAGAAGCTGCACCGGCCGGCGGCGCAAGTGATATACTTGCAATGATCCGCTCACGTCAAGCACAATAAGAAAACAACACCCTCTGGGCTAATAGCCTAGGGGGTTACTTTCTAGCTTTTTTATTAGGAGAAAACATGGCTAAATCATTTGATGTTAGCAAGTTCCGTAAGGACTTGACTAAAAGTATCTCAGGCATGAGTACTGGATTTAACGATCCTACTGATTGGATTTCAACAGGATCATATGCACTAAACTATCTTATCTCAGGAGACTTTCACAAAGGTGTTCCGCTAGGTAAGGTTACTGTGTTTGCAGGTGAATCAGGAGCAGGTAAGAGTTATTTCTGTTCAGGTAACATTGTAAAACACGCACAGGATCAAGGTATCTTTGTAGTATTAATTGACTCAGAGAATGCACTTGACGAAAGCTGGTTACAGGCTCTACAAGTTGACACTAGCGCAGAGAAACTTCTCAAGCTAAACATGTCAATGATTGACGATGTAGCAAAAACTATCTCAACGTTTATTACAGACTATCGTGCTATGGATGCAGAAGACCGTCCTAAGGTATTGTTTGTAGTTGACTCATTGGGTATGTTACTAACACCTACTGACGTTGATCAGTTTAACAAGGGTGACATGAAAGGTGATATGGGTCGTAAGCCTAAAGCACTAACTTCATTAGTCCGTAATACTGTTAACATGATTGGCTCACTTAACGTAGGCTTGGTATGTACTAACCACACTTATGCATCACAGGATATGTTTGATCCAGATGATAAGATTAGTGGTGGTTCAGGCTTTATCTATGCATCAAGTATTGTTGTTGCAATGAAGAAGATGAAGTTAAAAGAAGATGAAGACGGCAATAAGATCTCAGAAGTTATGGGTATCCGTGCTGGTTGTAAAGTAATGAAGACTCGCTATGCAAAGCCTTTCGAAGGTGTGCAAGTTAAGATTCCTTATGAAACTGGTATGAATCCTTATAGCGGTCTAGTTGAATTGTTTGAGAAGAAGAACTTGTTAGTTAAGCAAGGTAATCGACTCAAGTACATTAATCTAGCAGGCGAAGAAGTTCTTGAATATCGCAAAGCATGGATGATTGGTGGCAAACTTGATCAGATCATGTTAGAATATAACGAGAAAATGAAGCCTGTAGTAAATATCGACGAAGAAGGTAGTGAAGAAATTGACGCTGACTTAATTGATGAAAACATGGTTGAGGAGTAAAACATAATGGATGATACTCAAATTGTAGATGTGTGGACTTTATTTAAAGAATATATTGATAAGAAAGCACTAGAAATATCAGCTGAACGGTATGTTGATCTATTAGCCGACTACGGTGTAGCGGATGACGTTTTAACAAGTGCATTAGGATCAGATTCTGTACTCGACGGCGCAATCAATTACTTTTTAGATGTTGACGAAGAAAACTACGCAGACGATGATGCGTGGGACGATGAGGATTAATAATGGGCTGGTATGCAGACGTATCGCGTGACATTTCTAAAATTCCTAGTGCAGTATTGCACTTCGAGAACGAGCTTAATGATGCTCGTGTTGAAGTAAAACTAAAAGGTAATGTAGAACGTGCTGCTGCGGAAATGCCAGGCATTGTCGAACAACGCTTTAATCAGTTACAAGAGATTGAAGCAATCCTTTACTACTTAAATATCGAGCTGCGTAGATTGCGTAGCTCGTACTTTAAGAAATATCTTGAAAACTACCAACGAGCTCTGTCGAGCCGTGACGTTGAAAAATACGTAGACGGTGAGGCAGATGTCGTTGACTACGAAAAAATTATTAACGAGTTTGCATTACTGCGAAACAAATGGTTAGGTCTTCTTAAAGCACTTGATCAGAAGCAATGGCAGATCACAAACATAGTTAAACTTAGGGTAGCAGGAATGGAAGATGCCAGCATCTAATGAACCATTAATAGTCGGTATTGAAGGTAGCTTTGATTTAACTAGTTTCCATGGCCATAATAAAGACTTTATTCCAGACTTGCCTAATTTTAAATTAGTTAAAAATTTAAATAATCCGTTAGTACAGAGTGCTGACGGATTCATGCAAACTAACATATATAAAAATCATCTAATAGAATACAAAGATCAATTTGATTTTATTAAGGAATCAAATAAGCCATTTTTAGTATACGAAAGCCCTGTGTTTAGATCCGGAACATCAGCAGTACAAGAGCTAAATCCGTTATACATGCAACGTGTAGGATGGAATCATTTTATGCGCCAGGGAATATTTTGTAACGAAAACAGCCCTCCTGATAGATTTGAAAAAATTAAAAAAGATCAAAACATAAAAATACTACCATGGGAAGCAAAGGGTGATTATATTTTATTCATCTTGCAAAAGCCTAATGACAGTAGTTTAGAACAAGTTCATAAAGTTTGGGGAAATACTACTACTGGATATTGGGATTATGTAGTTGATTGCTTAACGCATATACGTATGCATACTGATATGCCTATTATTCTTAGAGGACATCCAAAAGCAAGAAAAAGTAGGTCAATAGCAGAAGGCATTGCAAATAGCAATGCTATTCCTAATGTAACACACACTGTTAATTACGAAACAAATACAATAGCAAATGGCGGCAAAGGATTGCAAAAAGACTTTGACAACGCCTGGGCTGTAGTTGGAACAACTAGTAATACCCTTATTGAAAGTGCGTGTTTAGGTATCCCTACATTTGCATTAGACGACACTGCAATGTGTTGGCCAGTTAGTCAACCAAATCTATCATATATAGACAATCCAAAATTAGATATACCTCGTGAACAATGGTTATATGATTTAGCATATACGCAATACTACTATCACGAACATCAGTTAGGTGTTGCGTGGAACAGACTTAAACCTTATTACTTTTCTTAAATAAACTACGTATATAAATACTAGCGGAGAACCTTTATGCAAACAACATTATATCAAGACTGGACTATATTGTCTGGCGACACTACTCTACGCAGGGCACTAAAAAAAGAACGAAAAACAGAAGTTGTTGATTATCAGTATGAACAACTTAACACAGCAATGTTGTGTTGCAAGCAATTTAGAACAGCAATTGATGTAGGAGCAAACTACGGCGTAATGTCATATCATATGTCAAAAAGATTTACTAACGTGCATGCATTTGAAATTGAACCTAACGTTTATAACTGCTTAGAAACAAATGTAAAACACTTTAATCTAGATAATGTACAAACACATGCATGCGGACTCGGTGATAAAGAGCAAACTGTTTCACTAACTTACAAAGGAACAAGTACATTCGGCACACATGTTACTCCTAATTCAAGCGGTGATATCTTAGTAAAAACAATGGATAGTTTTTCATTTACAGATGTTGATTTTATTAAAATGGACGCTGAAGGGTTCGAGCCACTTATTATAAATGGCGGCATTGATCTAATAGCAAAATATAAGCCTGTAATACTATACGAATGCAAAGGACACGAAACTAGATACGGCTATGCAAGAGACGAAGTTGGTCAACAATTAAAGAAGCTTGGCTATGTCAAAATAGCAGATGCAGGTAACAGAAAAAACGCAATTATAGGTGTGATAAATTAAATGAAGCAAGTCTATAATTATTGGATGCCAGATAGCGATAATCATTTTCATAGGATGATTACTAAGCGTATTAAAAATGGCGGACCAGCTGAATATCAAGACGATGTTAGAGATGCTGCTTACCAATACGTTACAGATTTTGATCTTGCAGTTGATGTCGGAGCAAATGTAGGACTATGGGCAAAGCCGTTAACTGAAAAATTTAAACAAGTTTTTGCTTATGAACCTATGCAACAAGTATACGAATGCTTAGAACTTAATGTAAAAGACTTGCCAGTGCAAATTAATTTTTTTGCATTAGGAAGTGTTAATGATAAAGTTACTATGGAATTCGATAAAGACAATACCGGTAATAGTTTTGTTTCTGATGTTGGCACTGGCAACATAACTATTAAACGTATGGATGATTTAAATTTACCTAAATTTGGATTATTAAAAATTGATTGTGAAAGACACGAGTTAGAAGTATTAAAGGGCGCAACTGAAACAATTTTAAAATACAAACCTATTATTATATGCGAACAACATCCTGACACAAATGAATGTGCCGGCGAGTACATAAAATCATTAGGTGCTATTGAACTTACTAATGTACGTAAAGATTATATATTTGGCTGGAACTAATACCATTTTAGCTATCCGCTTATAAACTACACACATAAATATCTACATGAGCAAAGTAGTATTAGTCACAGGTGGATTTGACCCACTACACAGCGGTCATATTAAATACTTTAAAGAAGCAAAGCTGCTTGGCGATCGATTAATCGTTGGCCTAAATTCAGACGAATGGTTAGAGCGTAAAAAAGGCAAAGCATTTATGCCTTGGAATGAACGCCTATGCATTGTAAACAACTTACAAATGGTAGACGAAGTTTTTACATTTATGGACGATGATGATTCTGCTATAAATTTTATAAAACAAGTTAAAGCACATTACCCTAAGGATCATTTAATTTTTGCTAATGGCGGTGATAGGACAAAACAAAACATTCCAGAAATGTCCGTTGAAGGTGTTGAGTTTGTATTTGGTGTAGGCGGTGGCAACAAAGCTAACAGCAGCAGTTGGATACTAGACGAATGGAAAACACAAAAGACTGAGCGTGATTGGGGTTACTGGCGTGTGCTAGATCACAAGCCTGCGCAAGGGTACAAAGTAAAAGAACTTGTAATTTATCCAGGTAAAGCACTAAGCGATCAAAAACATTTTAAACGTGCAGAGCAATGGATAGTGCTTGAAGGCGTAGTCGATATGAAGACTGAATGGAACGGCCAGTCAGGTAATTTACAGTTAAAGCAACACGGTATGCCTTATGAAATAGGTAAAGAAGTTTGGCACTTAGCATCCAATACTGGTACAGAAAACGCACACATCCTTGAAATACAATGGGGCAGTGAGTGCATTGAAGAAGATATAGAAAGAAGAAACACATGAAAGTATTTGTAGGTTACGACACAAGAGAAGATATGGCATACCAAGTGTGCAAACATAGTATACTTAGGCACAGTCCAACCGCTGAAGTCAAACCGCTGAAGCAAAATGATCTTAAACGCCAAGGCTGGTATTCAAGATCGCCGGACAAACTTGCTAGTACTGAATTTACATTTACTCGTTTTTTAGTTCCTGAACTTGCTAACTTTAGTGGCTGGGCAGTATTTATGGATTGCGACATGTTGCTTAGAACAGATATTACAGAGTTGTTTGCACAAGCAGATGATACAAAAGCGGTTATGTGTGTACAACACGACTACGCACCTAAAGAAGCTACGAAGATGGATGGACAACGACAAACAGTTTATCCACGTAAAAATTGGTCTAGTATGATGCTTATTAACTGTGGACACCCTGCTAACAAAAGACTTAACATAGACTTAGTAAATGAGAAAGAACTTAACGGTGCATACTTTCATAGATTTAGTTGGCTAGAAAGTGATGACTTAATTGGTGAGATATCACCTGAATGGAATTGGTTGGTAGGACACTATGAAGAGCCAAAGGATGGCACACCAAAGCTATTACACTACACCGAAGGAGGTCCTTGGTTTGAAAACTACAGGGACTGTGAATATAATAAAGAATGGAAACAGGAACTACAGGATATGATGAATGAGTAGTAAAGTATTAAATATTGATGCTGTGCCAGAAGAAGATTATGAGTTACTTTATGATAATTTTCTAACTGATTTTTTAAAAGGTATTCGCCGCACTAACATTACAACGAATACAAAAGGCACTACGCTTGTTAGGGGAGTGGGTGGCAAAAGTCAAAAAGCATATAGACGATGTTGGGAGCTGGGACAGAAGTTCTATGCTATAGATACAGGTTACTTTGGAAATTTTAAACATAAAACTTGGCACCGTATTACATGTGATTCATTACAAAATATGGAAGAATTTATAGAACGTCCAGATGATAGACTTAGATTTATATTAAAGCAGAAATCTTGGCAAGATATTTTTGTGCCGTTTACACCTGGTAGGAAAATTATAGTATGTCCGCCTAGTAATAAAGTTATGAATATGTTCCATCAACCCGACGCTGAAATATGGACTGAGGACGTAGTAACACAATTAAGAACATTAACTGATCGTCCTATAGAAGTTAGGTTAAAGCCTAGTAGATTTGATCGTGTTAGTTTTAATACAATGCAACAAGCACTTGCTGACGATGTACATTGTCTTATAACATATAATAGCATAGCTGCAACAGAAGCGTTAATGAATGGTAAAGCTGCTATATCATTGGGCCCAAATGCAGCTAGTAGAATATGCGAAACAGACTTAAAAAATATTGACAATCCAAGAATACCAACTGAGGATGAAATGTATGCATTTTTAACTCATTTATCTTTTTCACAATTTACACAACCTGAAATGTTAAACGGTAATGCATGGAAAATATTGCAGGATCAAATGTAATGCAGATATCAGTTGCTTCTTACCTAAAAGGAATACCTAGTAAAAACGTAAATCCTCAGAAGACAGCGATTATTATGAATTTTATTAAAGGTGTTAATACGTTAGGTGATATCGGTAACGTTATTACAAATTACGATATAGCAAACGTAGACGTAGCTGTAGTACAAGGATTTGTACATCCTAATAGTAGAAATTCATCACATTTAACTTTAAGAAAAAATGTATTTGAATCACAGCAACAGCGTGGAAAACGTAGTATAATTGTTGATAGTAATTTATTTTTATATGCAGATCCTGTTAACACAAAAACATTCTTGCGTTATAGTTATGACGGAATATTTCCTAACACTGGCGAGTATTGCAATGATACTCCTAATCCAGAGCGTTGGGACATTCTTAGTCGCGCCTTAGGCATTAGCTTAAAACCTTGGAAAAACGGTGGCCGTAATATTTTAATTTGCTGCCAACGAAATGGAGGCTGGAGTATGAACGGCAAGGAATTATTACCTTGGTTAATTAATACTATCGATCAAATTAAAAAATATAGTGATAAACAAATTGTAGTTAGATTTCACCCAGGTGACAAACGTACCAAAGAACATAAAATAGAATTACAAAAACATCGCCTACGTAATGTAGTTATAAGTAATACTGAAAGCATATTACAAGAATTTACACATGCGCATTGCATTGTAAACTATAATAGTAGTCCAGCAGTTGCAGCAGCAATTGAAGGAGTTCCGGCAATTGTTTTAGACCCAGTAAGAAGTCAAGCAGCAGACGTATCACATCATAGTTTAGATAACATAGAAAATTTACAAGAGTTTGATAGAGAAGTATGGGCATTTAAAATGGCACAAATGCACTGGACACTAGACGAACTTAACAACGGAACAGCATGGAAGCACCTAAGGAAGTGGGCAATAAAATGAGCAAAGCAATAACAGTAGTAACAACATTTCACCCAGCAGGATTATCAAAATACGGACAGCGTATGATTGATAGTTTTGCATTAAACATTGACAAGCGTATTAAGTTGTTAGTGTATGCAGAGGATTGTAAGCCTATTAATCCTGATCCAAGTCGTATTGAGATTATTGATGCGAAAAAAGCACTACCTAAACTAAATGCATTTAAAGCAAAGTGGGGACATATTCCTAAAGCTAATGGTGACATTACTAATGAGCCACAACGTCACACACGTCGCGATTGGATGAAGAAATTCAAGTGGGACGCAGTTAGGTTTGCTAATAAAACATATGCTGTGTATGACGCTTGTGCGCAGTCTAAGGACTGGTGTGTGTGGATGGACGCGGATACATATGTACACAGTCATTGGACATATGAGGACTTTGCAGCGCAGTTACCAGACACTGCTTGGATCACATATGTAGGTAGAGGCAAAGGATCACAGACGTGGCCAGAGTGTGGCTTCTACGGATTAAACTTAAATCATCCAGTATGTCACGAGTTCCTCAAAGAGTTCGAAAGAGTATACGAAGAAGCAGACAACGGAATATTCTTGTTAGACGAATGGCACGACAGTTACGTGTTTGGAAGTATATTAAACAATATGAAATTACAATTTCCAAATGTACATGATTATAGTGCAGACATGTATTTGCGTGAAGCTAAGTCAGGCGGCGGAGGTCATCCGCTAATTAATGGTGTCTTAGGCAAATGGATTGATCATATGAAAGGCGGACGTAAGGACAGCGGCAAGTCTTTGAAAAAAGATATTATGGTTAATAGAACAGAAGCGTACTGGAATGAAATTTAGTTTATATACTAACCACGGTGCTCTTAATAGTAAACCTGTGTTTGAAGCATTTGCTAAAAGTTTAGTTAATGCTGGACATAGTGTTATGTACAATGAACCTTATAGAGTTTTTGATCACTACGATAGTTATGATGTTGCTGTTATATGGAGTGTGCTGTGGAATGGCAGAATGTCACCTAATCAAGCTATTTGGGAGCAAAACAGATTAATGAATAAACCAGTTATAGTGCTCGAAGTTGGGGGAATAAATAGAGGTGTAACATGGAAAGTAGGGCTTAATGGAATTAATCGTGACGGCTATTTTGGGGATAGTAGTAATGATAATAGTCGTAGCAATGATCTTGGGCTACTTCTAAAACCATGGCGCACTGCTGGCGAATACATTTTAATTTCAGGTCAACATGACAAGAGCTTACAATGGCAAAACATGCCTAGTATGAGCAATTGGTTTTTGCAAACATATGACGAAATTAGAAAACATACACAGCGACCTATTATATTTAGACCGCATCCTCGTTGTAGACTAGAACACATTGAACGAGGACTTAAATATGTATATAGGCAAGACCCAAAAAAGTTAGATAATACCTATGATGATTTTGATATGGAGTTTGATAATGTATGGGCTACTGTTAGCTATAGTAGTAACCCTGGGGTACATAGTATTATTAACGGTATCCCTGCTTTTGTTAGTACTCACAGTCTTGCTTATCCTGTAGGTAATGATATTGACTTCTTGCATGACATAGAACAACCGTTTATGCCCAATCGAACACAATGGCTTAATGACTATGCCCATACTGAATATACACTTGAAGAAATTGCACAAGGTATACCACTTAACTACTTGACAAATATGATGTAATAAGCTATACTACTAGTATGAAACTTATTACTATAGAAGATTGTATCGAAGCGTTAGCAGGCACACATGAACATATCGTGTGTTCTAAAGAAATTGAGAGTAGCGACAAAGGCCTTATTTACAGTCTTGCAAGACAAACTGTTAACGGCACTGCATATACTGATAGACAACATGAACTTGCAATAAGCAAAGCAACACACTATAAATCAATACTTGAAGAAGTTGACATTGATGTAACAACAAGTGTTACACAATTAAGAATGCCACTTCGCTCAATTGATCGAAGTCGGTGGATTAAACTTAAAAATATAGAGCAGTCGTTGATAACTTTTAACAAACCAGAAGAGCAATACATCGCTGTAAGATTTTCCTTTCAAAAGAAACTAATAAGTGCTTTAGAGAATATAAATTCTAAGCCAATTCATTATGACAAAATAAACAAAACACATTATTTTGAGTATAATGAACGAACCTTACATAACGTTGTAAGTGCATTAACTAACAAAGGGTTTGAAATACAACCAGAGCTACAGGAAAGATATGAGATATTGGAAATGATGAATAATAATAAAAAGAACTATGTTCCTGGTATTTACAGCCTCAAACTAAAAAATCTACATGCCAAAGCAATTGACTATGCAATTTCTACTATAGGATCTCCGGATGTTGATAACTTAGCAATGTATAAAGATAGAGATCAATTACTAGGAATTACACATTTTGATGAAGACGACTTAAACAATAGTATAAGAAAGTTAACTACACTTAGTCAAAAAATTGTGAAAAGAAAAAGTTCAAATATTTTAATTAATAGCGACGAGCATGTATTTGATAGAGTAGCAGAGAGTATTTTAGAACTGAATAGATATCCGTTGCTAGTTGTGTTAAATGACGAAACTGAATTAGAAAATTTACAAAAGGTACATCAGAGCTTTCGAAACATTTTTAGTAACGATGACTTTTGTTCTTTATATAGAAAAGAGAATATATCCCCAGGAAATACAGAATTCAATGAATACATTAAACAAAATAAACTTAATAATTCTCTTGCAATTAAGAGTAAAGTAGTGTATACTAGTATTAATAAAATGTCAAAAGTAATGTTAAAATCTGAATGGCGCCCACAAGCAGCAATATTAATGGGCAGTCGTAGATCTACAAAAGTAGATCAATTCTTACAAGAATTAGATTTAGTCATACATTATGATACTGATGTTAGTCCGTTTAGAAAGTTTAGTTCACTACAGGTAATAGAAAAAATTTAATGGCAACATGTAAATTAATAATTGAAGATGAAGTAAACATTAAGATAGAAGGTCTTAGTGTAGATATCCGCCGCAAACTTGCCAATGCATTAAAGTTTGAAGTGCCGTATGCAAAGCATATGCCACAATACAAACTAGGACGCTGGGATGGTAAAGTTGCTTTCTTTGGTATAGGCGGCAGTGGTTATGTTAATCACCTCGACGTTGTGTGCGATATTCTACAAAAGAATAGTGTAGAAATTGTAGACATTGATGATCGCAGACAACCTATTAAACTAGAGTTTAATCATGTTACTGAAACCTACTGGAAAGATCAAGGCGTATGTTGGCCTGAAGGACATCCAGCAGAAGGCGAAGATATCATTCTGCGAGACTATCAAGTAGAAGCTATTAACAACTTCCTTGATCATCCACAGAGCTTGCAACAGATTGCTACTGGTGCAGGTAAGACAATTACTACAGCAACACTTTCTCATATGATCGAGCCTTACGGTCGTAGTCTAATTATTGTTCCTAACAAGTCGTTAGTAGAACAGACAGAAGAAGACTACATTAACTGTGGGCTCGATGTTGGGGTGTACTTCGGCGACAGGAAAATGTTAGGTAAGACTCACACTATATGTACTTGGCAGAGTTTAAATATTCTAGACAAGAAACATAAGGACGGCAGCGCAGTACTAAGCCTTGCAGAGTTCTTAGATGGTGTAAGCACAGTTATTGTCGACGAAGTACACCAAGCTAAAGCAGAAGTTCTTAAAAACTTACTTACCCGTAATTTAAAGAACGCACCTATTCGTTGGGGACTAACTGGCACAGTGCCTAGAGAAAAGTTCGAATTTGAGAGCATACACGCATCCTTAGGACCCGTTATAGGACAGATTAGTGCTAAGTCATTACAAGATAAAGGTGTACTATCACAATGCCATGTTAATGTATGTCAGTTAATTGATACTGTAGCACATTCAGATTATCAAGGCGAACTGAAATACTTAACATCGGACCCTGCACGTTTAGAGTACATTGCTAAAATGATGAATAAAGTTGCGCAAGGTGGCAACACTCTAATACTAGTAGATAGAATTAGTGCAGGGCAAACACTAGCAGAACTTATGCCAGGCAGCACTTTTGTAAGCGGCTCGGTAAAAGTTAAAGACAGAAAAGAAACTTATGATACAATTCGTGAAGGCACAAATGAAGTTATTATTGCGACATATGGTGTCGCTGCGGTGGGCCTTAATATCCCTCGCATTTTTAACTTGGTACTGTTGGAACCTGGCAAAAGTTTTGTAAGAGTAATTCAATCAATAGGCAGAGGCGTACGGAAGGCAAAGGACAAAGACTTCGTTCAAATTTGGGACTTAACATCGACATGTAAGTTTGCGAAGCGACACTTAACTCAGCGTAAGAAATTTTACAAAGAAGCAGAGTACCCATTTACAATCGAAAAAATAGACTGGAACTAAATGAAAATATTAACCTTAGATAACGAATGCTTTATGCTTAACAACTTGCCTGACGAACTCGAAGAAGACGTTCGCTTTAGCGTATTAGATAACAGTGATCCTAAAGACCCTGATTTCTTTTTTATTCCGCTAATTTTTCTAGAAAGTTTTAGTGCTCCGGCAATTGTATTAGAAATTAATGGCCACGAAGTAATGATGCCAGTTGATTGGCACATTGCTGTTGGAGACCAAACTAGCGGAGGAGACTTAGAAGTCTTGCCACTTACAAGTATTAATGATAGAGGCTTTGAAGCTTTCCTTTTTAATCCGTTAAAAAGTTTTAAGTTTGATTTTGGCGAGCTAAAAGTTATTAATTTTTATAATGATGTAAAATGGTACTTCCCTAAAATGAAAAACGGACAGCTACTAAGTGTTCCGATTACAAATGGCAAGAATCCATTATGTGCATTTTTTGTAAAAGACATTAGTAGACAAAGTGAAACAATTGACTATTGTCAATTATTGTAAGGAACAGCGAGTTGGGACTAAAGATACATACTCAAACACATGATTATGATGGATTTATAAAAGGCTGGTATTTTAAGGATACTAGCCTTTGTGATAAAATAATTAATTGGTTTGAAGAATACGAAAATACACACGATCAAGAAACGATCGGAATAAATTTTGGATTTAAAGATAGTACTGACATTCAGTTAGATCTCAGTACTACTTTATATCAAGAGTATATGACCCAACTTAGACAAGTAACAGAGTTATATCTAGAACAGTTCCCGTCAGCAAACGCATACGATCCATTCGGTGTTTTGGATGCAACTAATATACAGCGATATACTCCCTCACAAGGATTTCATAGTTGGCACACTGAGCGTAGGTCTGCTAAAATGCCAGGCGTTACACGGCATTTAGTTTTCATGACATACTTAAATGATATATCAGATGAAGGCGAAACAGAATGGAAACACCAAGGCTTAAAAGTAAAACCCGAAAAAGGACTTACTGTTATTTGGCCTGCAGATTGGACATATACACACAAAGGTATTCCGTCACACACCGAAACAAAATATATAGCAACTGGATGGTATAATTTTTTCATAGAAGGAGAAGAGTCTAATGGGAATTAAAGCAGGCAAGATATGGGGAGCCACAGAGCTGATCCATGCAAACGGAGCATTAGAGTTTCACCGCATTAACTTTAATGCAGGATTCAAATGCAGTGAACACGCACATGAATTTAAATGGAACGGATTTTTTGTTGAATCGGGCAAGATGATTGTCCGCGTTTGGCAAGATGATCAAGGACTAGTTGATGAAACTATTCTTGAAGCAGGAGACTTTACGCAAGTGAAGCCAGGCAAGATTCACCAGTTTGAAGGTTTAGAAGACGGTGTCGCTTTTGAACTATACT